TTAATTGACACTTTGCAAGTTTCTTAATACAATCTTTTCTTCTTTAGTTACTCGAATATATAATCGTTCTGACCTATAACTATCATATTTCTTGTCTTGTTTTTGTTCTTTGAATAATTTAATTATTTCTATAATTTCTTTTAACATATACCTCTCCCCCACTTCTATTAATTAAAATATTTGTGCCTAAAGAGATAAAAGAGTTTGCCAGTGTACGTCCACTGTACGTCTACTCTATAATATATGTTAAGCTAATTGATTTTAGTCTTTATTTCTTCTACATCATTTTTTATTATTTCCATTACACTAAACTTATCTGCCAATTTATCGATGGTGGCTTGATATTTTTGTTCTCTTTCTCCTGTAGTTTTAAGAACATATAAAAGAAGAAATATGAATAAACCATATCCCAAACCTTGCTGAATACACGCTTTTATTAATTCGTCCATCTATTCACCCCCCTTAGAATCCAACTTCAAATGTAATACTGTCGCTTACATCATATTCTTTACAAGTTGCAGTAATTGTTACTGTACCAGGAGAATCACAACTTACAGTGCCTTTAGTATCTACAGTAGCAACACTTGTGTCTGAAGATTTATATGTCAAAGCACTTGTTTTAACTGTTCCATTTACTTTTAGTTCTGTACTTATTTTAAAACTATTTCCAATATATTTATCCGTTATATTATTAGTTATCTTAAATGTTACCTCACCAATGGTATTTACAACTATTGTATCTCTTAATAACTCTTCTCCTGTAATTTCACTTTTGGCAATTATAGTTAACTCACATTCTATAGAATAGTATGGCATTATACTTAGTATTCCACCACTTTCATTTAGCAAGAAATCCTCATTTACATTACCTATGGAACTTATAACATCATAATTTACAGTTGTTCTACCGTCAGATAATGAATATTTATAAGTAGTTCCAGTTTCAGAAATTGTTTTATCTCCATTTAATGTTAATATAACTTCTTCTTCAGTTACTGAAATTGTATAGTCAGCACTTATGTTTTTATCTTGTTCCATAGTACAAGTAATGTTGGTACTACCTTTACTTACCCCCGTAACAAGTCCATTTTCGTCTACAATAGCCACCTCTTTATTACTTGTTGTCCATAAGAATTTATAAGGGGTTAAATCTGTTACGACTTCCTCATCTTTCCTAAGATTTACTTTTAATTGCATAGTATCTCCAACTTTCAAACTTCCACTATCAGACGGAGCTAATGAAAGTGTATAATTTGAATTATTTTTATATTCCTCTATATATTCACAAATATTTTTATAAATTCCTTTTACACTATTATCTATAGATGTAACTTGATATACTCCACCATTCCAAAATATAAATTCAAAAATTTTAGGCTTTTCCAATGTCATGAATCTATAGATATCTTTACTAAGTATTAACATTTCCCCATTCTGATATTTTTGTCTGCTAAAGCTTACAAGTCCTTTACACTTAAAATATCCGTTTGTAGCCTTAGAATGTGAAAATTGTATTTCCTGTCCAATATCAGTTAACTGTTTTTTTACTACATTAATAATACTTTTATTATTGTCCATATTTACCTCCTAGAATTAAAGAATAAAGGTCTAATATTGCAATAAGTTTCATCTTCCTGTATCTTTAGATCCTGTATTTTGTTCTTTAAATTAGTAATTCTTTGATTAAGCCACTCAAAGGCTTGGTCTATTGTAGCCACGTCAGCCGTTTGAATCTTTCTCATTAAATCAACATCGTTTGCTAAAGTTTCTAATACATTTATAACTGTTTCTAATAATTTTATTTGCATAGTCTCTTTTTGGTATTCAGATGAAGGTACAAGGCTATTTTCTTCTAAAAATACTGAATATTCTTCATCTTTGTAATAATTTTGTTTGATAATTCTAATTTTAATCTTTCTAAATTACTTAATGCCATTATGCAACACCCCTTTCTATATTAAAAAAACTCCATATATATCCATCAGCTGTTTTTCTTTTTCCTAAACAACATCTTGATATATTGGAGCTATTAAAACCATTTTCTTTTAATTCCTGTCCACTTTTCCATATCTTTATTAAATTCATTTCTTTATCATACTGATATATTTCTTTATTATTTTTTCCAATTTGTCTTATTAATCTAGTTCCATAAGTATTATTATATTTATATGTACACCATTCAAGATTATCAATACTATTATTTTCTTTATTTTCGTCTTTGTGATTTACACATATGTATTTATTAGGATTATTTATAAAAGTTTCTGCCACTAGCCTATGTATTTTAAAAGGTTTTATAATACTATTTTTTGATAAAGTAACTTGTAAATAACCATCTTTTCTTTTTACTGTATTTAATACTTTTCCTCTTTTTAAGGCGTATCCATTATTATTTTTTAAATATCTATCTAAAGATTTTACTCTTCCTAAGTTACTTACTTGATATAATCCTTCATATTCTTTAATATCTTTCCATACTTCTAAATTATTCATTTATATCAATCCTTTCTTTGTTTTGAGTATAATAAAAGGACTACCCTTTATAGGTAATCCTTTTATTATTCTGTTTATTTTGTTATATATTCATACTCTCCATAAAGTATTAAATTGTTATTCTTATCTATAAATCTTTCTTTAATATGATATATTGTATAGGCTTTAAATTCATTATCGTATGTGTTATAACTATATTCTATATAATCATTTATAGTTAATAATTGTTTTCTTATATCTTCACTAACTTCTAATTCATTAAAAGATTTTTCACTAATAAATATAACTTTTTCATATTCTTTTGAACAATCCTCAATCAAATTAATATTCATATTCTCACCCCCCTTATATATATTTCTATAAAAGGGGTTATTTCCCTTTATTGAGTATAAGAATTTTTAAAGTTTAAATTTAGATTCTCTTAAGCCAACACATTTTTTATTACAATTTAAGGTTTCAAATTCTAAATAATCATCAAACCAATCCACTAATTCAAGCCTAACATCATAATAGTTTTTATTAGTCTGCATATCCTGAACATAACTATTAATTTTATTTACAATATTAATACACTCTTGTAAATCTTCTTTGTATATTTCTTTATTATTAATTATATCTTTTAATTTTTCACTTATAAATTTAGTGTATATCTCTATTTGTTTAAAATCTTCCTTAAGTTTATCTACTTCATATAGTTTGACTTTTGTTTTTTCTTTAACCATTTTTAAATCTCCTCTTATCATTTGTTTATAATATTGTATCATATTTTTCTGTGGGTGGTTATCTGATTAGATACGCAAATTTATTCACAAAAGGGGTAAATGACCTACAGTAGATATAAAAATATTTCCCACGCTTGGTCTATAACAGTCCCTATCTATTTCATTTTTATTTCGTGTAATTTTTATTTAGCGAAATTGAACTTCCATAAATATATGTTTAGTGAAGTTATTTAATACCCTGTCAAACCCTTGATATAACTAGCTTTAAGCCTATTTACAACACAATAAATCAAAAATATTATATTAATGTTTTGCGTAATAATATTTTATGCATTATATTTTATACATTTATACATAAATATACATGGTTTATGCAGTATTTTATACATTATTATTTCCCGTATATTTCTACCATTTTATTACTATTATATACCATATTTAGGTTATTTACTGTATTATTCCCATACTATATAGTATTTAATACCATATAACATAGTATAGCGTACGGTTTTATTCCTAATTATTCTAAATGATACCCTTTATTAATTACATACACTACACTATACCCATATAACTACTATTTATAACGCTTTAGCTTACTAAAGTATCTTTTTCAACGTCCCCTAATTTGGTGTCGTCCTCAGCTTCATTAATATTATCCTTTAACCTGTTTAATTCCATTGTCACATCTGTAGTTAATGGACTTTGTTCTACTATAGTTTGTAAGCTTATAGCTGACATATCAAATTGTTTCTTTAAATTATCTAATAATTCACTTGCATTTTGTGGTCTTGCATAATTAAATGTCACGTTAACATAATCGCTATCGTTATTTTCATTAATTAATTTACGAATAATATTAATTCTTTCATTTATACCATTTCTCATAACTCGTTCATTCATCATAGCAAATACATCAGCTAAGCTATATAACATCTTCAATGATACTTCACTAACATTTGCTATATTACCATTACCACCCAATATTGAAAGAATATAGGCACACATATTCAAGTTATTTTGAATAGTATCTAAGTAATATTTTATACTATTATAATCCATTTCACTATGTACATATTTCATATCGCTACCATTTTCCAAAGATACTGTATAACCTACTGCATCAGTACTCATAGAACCTTCTATTTGTTGCCCAGTAACTAATAATAATGGATTAAGACTTAACGTATAAATACTATCACCTAACTTGCTTAATAAGTCCTCAATTTCATCTAAAATAGGTATTATATTTTCAAGTAATCCTTCACCTGCTCTATAATCATAGTCATTTAGAGTTTTATATATAATAGGTAGTCCACTTTCATTCTTCCAATTATCAATAATGTGAAGGTCTGCACCTTCATTACTCCATAACTCTACTCTATCATCATAATACACATAATAGTAGCTTATGTGGTCATAATTAGTCCAATATTCAATAAAACTTACATAGTTACCCATTTCATCATATACTGGATATCCTGTTTCATTGTTTATTAATTTACTGGTTATTCTGTCTCCATCTCTATAAATATATTCATATGTATTGCCATATTTGACTAATTTATCAGCTATTTTAAAGTCTGTGTCGTTAAAACCACCATAATTATAAATATTCTGTATTTTCTGTAATAATTCTTCTGAACCTGTTAGGCTTACAGAATTACCACATATATATGTACTGTGAAAATTACAAATAGTCTTTGCATTTTGTAATATTAATTTCTTTACTTTAAATTCGTTTTCCTTATATGTTATATCTTCTCTTTCTAATACTTTATGTTGTCCATTTAAATAGTTCATAAATCTAAAAGCCTTGCTTATTCTTACTGAATGATTAGTCTGCTTTACTTCTTCTTCAAACCATAAAGGGCTATTTTTATATTTTGTTGTTATATAATATTCTAATTTATTCATTTCTTATCGCTCCATTTCTTAAAATTATTAAAGTTTACTTTTCCAAAATCATTTTTCCAATTATTATTTGGTATGGTTGCATAAAAACATTTACAACGTACGTGTTTAGGTAGTTCAATAATATTATCATCATCTATTTTAAATACTTTTCCATGATTTTCTCTACAATCAGTACAAGTATTTGTTTCTAATCTGCTAACATACATGACCCTGTTTATATTGTTATCCTTGCACCATTTGTCATAGGCTCTATCCGTACACCTATGTATTTCATTTTCAAACATTCTCTTTGTGTAGTCTGCATTAGTCAAAAATATATCTTCAACAATCTGTTTTATCATTGATTCTGTTAATATTCCTGTTGCAAACAATCCAATATTATCTATTAACTTTTAATGATCTCATTTTTATTGTCGCTTATTCTGTTTTTATTAGTCTTTTTATCAATCATTTCAGATATAATTTTAGTTATATCTGATTCCTTGAGTTTTGAACTTGAGTAATTTTTATCCCCCAGTTTCATAATAAAATTATTAACGTTATAACTATCAGAACAAACATTTTTTAATACATCTTCTAAGTATTCCTGTTCTAATACTTTTTCAGATTTAAACATATCTTCTATAGTCTTATTTATCTCTTTAATAGTCTTTTCAGATTTTAAAAGTGCTAATAATAGAAGTAATACCAATTCTTTATTTTCTCCTGTTTCTTTTCTATTACTTCCATCTGTGGTGACTTCTCATAATACTGCCATAACTGGTCTGTCAATTCTAATTCAATATTATAATACTCTTCTTCATTTCCCATCTTTTAACCCTCCTTGTTCCATTTGTAATATTTTCCGTCTTTTAATCCATTTAAAGCTAATGCAAGTGCCATTAAAATATCATCGTGGTAGCCACTCATAGCTCCCATACTTCCATTATCTTTTATTTCAAAAACTTTCATTTCTTCAAGAACATCAGCACTATGTAATAATAGTTGTCCTTTTTCAAACATTTCACGTAAATCATTTATGATTAAGCTCTTAGTCTTATTATTAGTATCAAAGCCTATTTGCCATTGTACCCTGTTAAACTGGTCATAACTCTTATATTTTGCCATATTCATATACTTAAAAGTGTACCTTAATCTTTCAATGACAGAATGTCCACCACTTGCCTTTTCTACTGTTAAATAAGCCTTATTATAATAGTGTCCTAACTTATTAACGACCTCAGCAAATTCATAAGGTTTAATTTTATTATTTTTAAACATGGCGACTTCTTGCCCCTCAGTATCCAATACAATACAAGTACTATAGTCTTTTCCTAACCCTTCACTTGTATCGACACCTATATAATAACGTTCCCCCTTTTTGGGTAATTGGTACATAAAAAATGACTTACCATAAAACTTCATAAGTTCATGTGGTAGGTCATTTAATTGGGTTTTCTTTATATATTTTTCTTTCTCTAATAAGATACTTTGTAATACTGTAGCAACACGCTTATTATCGAATACATTTGCACCAGTACTTATAAATGCAACATCATCACTTATTGGATATTCTTGATTAAACTGGTCTTGGCTACTATTAGCAATTTTTAATCTTCTCCAACACATCACATCAATAGTTGCGTTAGGATAATTATTCATTATTTCCTTTTCTTCCTCATTTAAATCATTCTGCTTTAATGTTTTGCCATTGTGTTGAGCCTTCCATATCTCTTTATACTCTTTATATTGCTCTAAAAACATATCCTTACCATCAACATAATTATAGAAGAATGATTTATATGCATTTTCATTCCTTTTTGACTTTTGATAAATATTATGAAAGAAATTAAGTCCATTTGCTGTAGTTTCTACAATAAGAGTACCAGTCGCATTTAAAGATTGTTCAAGACTCAATAATTGCTTACTTGCAATGTCACTCTTTACAAAAGCAAACTCTGATATATGTATTAAGTCAGCCGTATTTCCTCTACCTTTGTCCGTTCTACCCATTGTCGAGCAACTTATAATACTACCATTACTTAATTGTAATTCTGCCCTGTTATTTCTTATTAATTCTGGTCTTATTGCATCTGGAATACTATTATATATTTGTTTTAATTTATTAAATATTGCCCTAGTACTTTCATCATTGTGGGATAACATCATGCATACGCTATTTTTTTTGTAATTGCTATATATATTGCATAGGCACAAACCATTACAGAAAAACCTAACTGTCGAGATTTAAGTATTATATTAAATTTCTTTTTATTATCTAAAAAATCCCTTTGCAAATTATTAAATGCAAAAGGGACTTCTTTACCACTTTTATTCTTTATTTTCATAAAATTTTTACAAAATAAATATGGACTATTCCATACAGTTTTAAACTTTTCCTCCTTCGTCATAAATTGACCTCCTTTCGTTTTAAAACGAACACCATAACGTGTACGTAAATATAAAAGGGTATTTACATTGTATACACCCTTATGTCGAACTTTTCGATACTATTCAATTTGTAAGCCGTCTACTATTTCCTCAATGGCACTTTTACCCTTAGTTTTAAAGAAATCATCTTGCTGAGCCTTTAATATCCAATCAGCTGACTTGGTATCTCCATCTAGTGCCTTTTCCAACATTTTATTATATAATTTAACAAAATTCATATCTTTATTTCTTTTGGTATAATCAGAGACACAAGCTTGTACATCACCACGCTTCAAATAATTATCCATTGCAAAATTATAATCATCACTCAAGGTTTGCCAACCCCTGTAATCTTCTTTCTTAGCACCTTTTAAATACCAATCCACAAAATATTTCAAATGTTGATTATCTAAAAAAGATGTATCAATTCCGTTATATAAATCGTTCTTTTTCCCCATCTGTACATCTCCTATTTATCCATATTCTTTTTTAATTCTTTTACTTCGTTTTTTATATAGTCCAATCTATCCATAAGATTATCTATTTTGAATTCTAATTTATTAATATTTCTTTGAATATTTCTATTTTCTTCTAGTGCAGTAATTGTTGCACATACTAGTATAGTTGCAGTAATTGTTACTATTGTTAACATAATTAAATTCCTTCTTTCATATTCCTATTGTTTAGTTAAATGTATTTCTTGTGAACGTCTAGTGAACAAATGGTAAAGCCTTGATAGGCGTTATGTGAACGAATGTGAACATATTACCAAAGGTAGATAACTATTAACACTCTATCTATATCAACCCTTAGTCAAACCTACGGTACGCCCAATCATGGGCTTTGCCTTTGTCTGCCTATTGCATACGGCATCCAATATATCTTTCTCTTTTGTTTTTCTATTTTAATAGGGGTGCCATATGTCACTAATATATATATAGTATATAGGGGACATTTGGTACCCCTATTTTTATATCAATTTCATATAGTAATCATAGAGTCTCACTTTCTGTGTAGATAAAATCATTTTAAATAACTGTGTACATAGTTCATAATCATTTTTCTTAAAGAATTTCTTAACTCTATACACATATTTATCATCTGTTATGGACTTTCTATCTTTAAGTGCCTCCAACATTAATTCAAAATCAATTCTGTCAAATTCTTCATCTTCTAGTCTTTGTACAATCATATTGTCTTTAGCAACATATCTCATATTGTTAGAGTAACTGTTGTATTCCCATTCATCAGTTAAAACATATATGATATTATTTTCTTTTATTTCTGCCCTCACATACCAATATCCATCTTTTCCAATAAAATTATGTTCTAATAGTTTGTTATCCCATCTAGTAATTGTTTTCTTATCTACTCCTATATTATCCGCTATAAGTTTCTTTGTAATAGGTTGTCCTAAATTATAAAACCTGTAAAGAAGGTACTTTATGAACTGTTCATAATGAGTCGTACCAAAATGATATTTAATTATGTTATTTAATAGCTCTTTACACTTCCCTTTTTCTTCCTTGCTAATGTTATAATACGTATTTCTTCCTTCTTTCTCAGTTGATATTAATTGATAACCTAAATCATTTAATCTTTTTTCTAATTGTCCTTTTCTTATTATTTTATTTAGTCCATCATTTTTTACATTTAAAATATCTTGTAATTCTTTTCTATTAATCTTCGTATAAATCACATTCCTTTCATTTTTTGCATAATAAAAGAGCCTTAGTAAATTCCTAAGACTCCTGTTGAAAAATTCTATTTATATCCTTTTAAATACTCTCTTAATTCCTCACTATCTTCAAATAAAAATATTTTATAGTTTGGATTATATTTATCATCTTGCACCTTTAAACAATCATATTTTTTTGCTAAGTAATTAGCCATTCTTAAAGTTTTTGCTACATAGTATTTATTAATCATAATTTAATTCCTTCTTTCTTCTATTTTGACTTTGACTTTCTTTGTTCTTAATTGAAATAACTGACCACACCACTTTTTCCATAAGTTAGTGCAATGTTAAATATCTTTTATTTTTAATTCTTCTAATTTTGCCTTATCTGTATTCCAATTTACATTAAATATTTCTGTTTCTAATGTTCTTTTTAATTTAAATTGTTTGCTTGGCAGTTCAATTTGGTATCCCCATATTTCAGATAGCTTGTTTAAATCTAAATTAGTTTCTAAATATCCATTATTATTAGTCCATATAGTTTTATTTTTAAGATATTTATTGTCGAAACTTTCTATTTCAGATAAGTTCTCTTTTATAAAGTCTATTAAAAAGTCATATCCTAGATTTTTAATGTTTTCAGAACCTTGTTCAACAAACCTATCATTTTAAAAGGCTGATATAGTCCATCTATCGCACAAAGGCAAATTAATTCTTCATATTCCCAGTTTTGAATTTTAATATCATAATAGCTTAACATTGTTATAAAGCTACTTATACAATATTTTTTTGTATAGTTACTACTGTTAATATTAATGTTCATATTTGCAGATAAGTGATTATATTCATCATCTTGCCTTATATTTACAACATGATTGTCCCACGCTTTTACATTTTTATTAACACTAAAATCTAATACAATAGTGTTCTTAGTTTTATTAGTAGCACTTTCAGTATGGTATAAATATTGTTTGCCTTTTTTATTAATTGTTTTTGAATAGTTCTGATAGGCTCTATCTTTAGAACTATTTATAAAATATTCAACTTCTCTTCCATAATTTAATTTCTGCATTTGATAACACATAAGTGCATCAATGTCATCACTCATCATTAATTCAAATTTTGTTTCAGTATCCTCGCACCAACAAGGGAATTTTTCCTTTATTTCTTTTAACATAATATATATTAATTAATCTACTTAACCATTTCTTTGTTGTTCTCCCTCTTACATTGCTGATTATGTTTTTAGTTAATTTATAGACATTTTTCATAGTTTTATCTATCCTTTCAAAATCATATTTTAAATTCAAATCGCTTTAACTTTTAATAATCATATTTTCCTAGCAATAAATTATCGCTACATTGTATATTCATAATATTTTTACCTCTTTTTCATTTTACCGATAAAGAAGGTAGTGATTAATTAATTTCACCACCTTTCTTATAAATCTTTATTTCTTAAATTTTCTCTTTTCTTTTTTTCTCCAATTTTATAGATTATATTTATAATCTCTTTTGCCCTAGATTCGGACAAACTAACATTCCCAGTATTATTTTCTATCATATTTATATAGTTTCTTGTTACTGGTTTGCCATTTTCTCCTATTACATTTCTCGCTAACGCGTCTTGACTTATATCGTATCTATTTCTTAGAAACCTTATTAATTCTCTATTTGTTCTCATTTTGTTCACCTCCCTTACGTGTAATTAATAAAAAAATATATATAACAGGACAAGGAATATTCCCTGCCCTAATATAACTAAGCTATTGTTTTTCTCATGATGCAAACGCCGTCTTTTTGGATTAATCCAATTACAAACATTTCATCAGCAAACACATCAGTCCTCTTTGCCTTTGCAACTCTATCAAGTTCGATTTCTACACCATTCTTTTTGTCTTTTCTTCCTAATGCACCTTTTTTAAGAATATATGGTATACATTCTTTTGCAGTATTATCGTATGTACCAACGTTTGAAAGTACTACTGGAATAGTTCTATAATGTCCTACACAACCATTTACGATTGTTCCATTTGCACCAGTTACATAAGTTTTAGTTGAATTAATAAAGCCTTCCATAGCGTAAAATGATGGTAATAAAGCTGAATTAATAACAATTGCATCGAATGAGCTATCGTCTTGGTCATCTCCATACATATTTAATGCATTTATTAATTCTGTTTCTGTTATTGCACTTGCTCCAGTGGTTGCATATTTTAATACTGCATTAGCGTCAATATCAGCTACACATTCCTTATCTCTTGCTCTAGCAAAAATATTTGCCTGTTGTTCTATTGCGTTTTCTTCAAAATTTCCTTTTCCTTCTAATGCATCTACATCTAATATTGATACACCTTTTGCATAGTGTTTTACAGATTTCTTGGTTGAAGTTTGCTTTAATTCCTCTGTAGAAATTTCTGCACCTCTTTCGAGTAATTCAGCTTCTGAAAGTGCTGAGAATTGTGGGAATGTAATAGAATCTCCTTCTTGTGCAAAGTCTCCAACTTCTCCTAAATCTACTGCATAGTTAGAAATTCTAACTTTTCCTGCTACCTTTTCTGTTAACATTTTTGAATATAATTCTGGTATAATAATTTGTCTTGCTGCCATTTTGACATCTCTCCATTTCTATTTTTTAATATTTTTTTGTATATAAAAAGGACGTGACATTTTGTCACACCATCCTAATATCTTATTTACTTAATATGTCATATAGTTCTTTATTTTCTAGGTATAATTTTTGTCTTTCCATATAGTTCATTTTGCTAAATTGTTCTTTAGTAATTTCAGATTTAATATTATTAGCTTGTTGTGGTATAAATGTTTTTTGTTGTTTACTTACTGTTTCAGCAATTTCATTTATATAAGTTTCTAAATCAGTATCGTCGGAAATTTTAAGATATTGTGCAATTCCACTAAGTCCCTTTTCTTCTAACATAGAATTTATCTTATTTTCTCTCAAAGTTTCTTCATTTTTTGTTTTATAATCTCTTAGTTCTAGTAGTTCATTAGTCAGAGAATTATATTTTCCCTCAATTTCTTTATAATTGTTGTTAAGATTTTCAAAATCCTCAGAACTTTTCATATTTTCTTTTAATTCTGAAATCTCCTTAGTGTATTTGGTTCTTATTTTGTCCCCTTCAGATTGAAGGATACTATTTACCCCATTTAGTTGTTCTTCATTTAGCCCTAATTCTGTTAGTTCCATTTATATATCATTCCTTTCGTAGTTTATAGCACTTATTCGCCCTGTAAACAGTTCTAAAGACTATACCCTAGTATTTATATGTTTTATATTAAAAGCTCTGTATGAGCCTTAAAACGCTAATTTTTTATATAATAAAAAGGCTATATATTTATTGTGCTATAGCCAACACTTTAGAAGTCCAGTTTGAATATTCAAACCGAGGTAAACTTTATACCTTGGTCTCAGCCCGATTCTTCTTAGCTAGATTTCGTTTTTTTTTGAAGGAAGGCAGACTCGAACTGCATCATCTAGCAAATTACCATAATAATGATAATAAACAATATAAAATCAACAAAAATTTTATAGTGCATATATAAAAAACCCACTTCCAAAATAGAAATGAGTTAATTAACTGTTTTATTTAATTCTTTTTTTTAAAAATATCTTTAATTTATGTTCTACTGGTGGAGCTAGTACCCTTTCATCTTTTAACCATAGATTTATTGTACTTCTACTTACTCCAATATTTGTTGCAATAAATTGTTGTGTAGTTCCATAAAATGCAATAAGATATTTTACTTGTTTTTTATATTCCTGTTGCATACACAACAATCCTTTCTATTTTATTATTTTTTCTCAAATAATTGTTCATGATTGTAAACAATTGTTTCAAAAAAATATATATTATATACATATAAGAAAAACGAATTTTTATTAAAAATATTGGATGCAACCAACTAATACCAACTGTTATAGCGTTTTCTACTTTTCAAACTTTTTCTTATTTTTTATTCCCTCCTATAGGGAGGATTAACAAACCTTGTAAAGTGTTGATATTACTAGTTTTTAACCATATCTCTATATATAAATTCCGACTTTTATCGCTATCAAACGAACTGATAGCCACAATTGTTGGGTTTTAGGTGGGGAATGTTTTTCTCTCTACCATACATAGGAACGACACACATACTTAAAACATAGTGATACCAACGGTTATAGGACTTTTATTTTTAATTCTGCTACAAAATTTTGGCTATTTTTGAGTAATTTTTTCTATATTTATTTTTCTCTCTATCATATACAAACCAATTTTATACGTGTCAAAGATACTGTTTAAGCCATTTGTTTAACTTTAGGTGGGGAATGTTTTATCCTATACCATATAGTGTCATTGTTTAACTCTGCAAAGTGGCTCTGTTACTACGTTTCAAAAAATGTCGTGTTGCAAAATCACCAAAAACATACATTTTCTATGTTTTATTATAAATCTTTGGTAAAATACTCTCTACCTAAAGTAGGAAACGTTCAATATACTCTAAACGTAATAATATCAACGGTTACAGCGTTTTTAAATAATTTTCACTTCACAAAAAATACTAATTTTTTTATTCCCTCCTATACGGAGACCTATAAAATAGTTGTTAATGGCTATTTTACTAGCTTTAAGTAAGATCAATATTAAAAAAAATGTGCAAATTTATGACAATTTTTATTCCCTCCTATACGGAGGATTAGTAATCCTTGTAACCCATTGATATAACTAGGTTTACACTATGTGTAAAAACTTAAAACGTGAAAATTTAAGTTAAAAAATCTGTGGTAAAATATTCTCTACCATACATAGGAAACGGACTACTCTGTAATACGTTGGTATAACTAGGTTACATGGTTTTATTTTTAAATTTTGGTCGATTTTTTAGCTATTTTTGAGTAATTTTTATTATATATTTTTACTTCCTATAAGTATTTCATTACTCGATTTTAAAAACACCCGTAAATGGCTCTATTACTTGCTTAAGGTAATATATTAATTAATTTTACGATTTTCAAAAACCTTTATAAATGGCATAGTAGTGCGTTTTGAAGTGTGATTGTGCTACCGTCTTAATTTTACTTCCTATATGTATTTTACTACAAAAAACACTCTCAGCCGTTGGTATTACTTGCTTCACATAGATTTTATATTATTTTTAAATTTGGTAAAACCTTTATAAACGTGATAACCATGCGTGTTTGAAGGCAATTTCTATTTATGGAATTCTTATTTTTTATAAATGAATAGTTTTACATACCTTTCGGATAATTAGGCTTCCATAAGGTAAAATCCTAAAAAAATACTTACAAATGGCTATTTTACTATGTTTGTTACTAATAATATTGTTTTTTAATATGTATTAAACACACCGAAACCATTGATATCACTTGATTTGCAAGTATTTCTATTCGTCTAGTGGTTATTCTAACGTGTTTCTTATACATTTATAGAAAAACGAATTTTTAAGATTTGAATTGCTTATGGATGGCGTGGTTGTCAACTTTATAGGTATTTTAAATAATGTCTAGCAACGGGTAGTTTGAAACGACCTGTTTTCAGCTCAACTTTTTGGTCACTCTTAGTGACTCAGTTATAAGCCTCTGTATTGCTTTATTTATCTCTTTTCTTATAGATTACTAATAATCACTCTAACTTTTAATAGAATCTACTTTTCTTAACCAATTTAAGCCATTTACAAGGGTATGGGAACTTCCCATAAAGGATAGTACAAACTTGCACTTTGCTAAAAAAATAGTACAGTGCGTTTGGTTGTGCTAAACGTAACAAACACGTCAACATGTCCGAGATTCGGACACTAATTGGTTTCTAAAATTTTAGTATATAAAAAATATAAATATATCGTTATTTTTACCACAACCCTCAAAGCTAGTTATAGCCCCATTTGTACAAGGTTCACAAAAACACCTTCAAACCTAGTTATAGCCCCATTCTTGACTAAAAAGTACTGTAGAATTGGTTGAGAATTGCTATATTGATAAGTTATAAAGCTAAGAATTTTGAGCCTAATATATACGACTTTATAAAATGAGGCTATTGCCTCTACTTAAGTCCTTTAAGAACCTATGTTATAGTTATTATTTATTTAATATAATATCATAATAAGTTCTAATTTATAATTATTTTTTTGATTTCACACTTGACTTTTGAATTTAAGAAAGGATACTGTTTTAGATTTGATTAATTTAGGATATAGAAAGCCGATATTTCACGACTTTTCTACTGTTTTGAGTTTTCATAACCCTTTCAATAGCTTATACATTGTTACTAGATACTAACAACCCTATCCATGTATAAGTAGCACAATTGTTATTCCACCACCGTATGATTAAAGAGATTTCGGCATTGCTCTTAAGGTATTTTAATCCCTATGTATTTTTCTTGCCTTGGCTACATATAACCCTTGTTTTTATTTCAAGTGGTGTCAGCTTCCACTTATCTTCACATATACCTTAAAAAAGTGTATAGGAAATAAAACTATTGCAATTTTATTTTTTTTGTACTACAATAGAGTTACTTAATTAGTATTCAATTTTAAACATTTAAAGTGAATGTTTTGAATATTGAGTCGTTAGAGTAAGTGAGTTCCAGTCACCTACTCTATTTTTTTACTTAAATACTCATTAATCTTATCCAAAGCACTTGTTAAGTGTTCTATATCGCTATCCCATACGTTGCTATCTTTATTTAATTCTTTTAATGTTTCTAATCTGTATTGTATTGCTACCTGCATATCTATTAATTCTATTCCAGTAAATTTAATCATTTTTGCTATCTCCTTGTCATTTTTAACTTTTTATTTGTTTGAGCTTGTAGTCTTTCAAGTGGACTTATATTATTAAAATCCTTCTGTAAATCATCAGTAAACATATTTACGTACATTTTAACGACTCTTATATCACTGTGACCTAAAATTTTCTGTAACCTAAAAGCGTCTCCACCATTTAAAATATATTTCTTAGCGAATGTATGACGAAACTTGTGTAAACCTATTTTCATAACTCCACGTTTACGATTATAAGTTCGTACAGATAAATTAATTGTCTGCCTGTCTGCCTGTTTGCCATATTCAGTACAAAATAAATAATCTTCTAAATCTCCACCTCTAACCTTCATATATTGCTTTAAAACAGTTATGAGTGTAGTTGATAATGGTATTATTAAAGGCTTTCTATTTTTTGTAACGTTAAAATAAACTACCTCATTTGCAAAATCTATATCCTTATTTTTTATATTTATCAGCGTGCCAACTCTACACCCTGTACCTAATAAGAAGTTACAAATTGCCCATGACCTAAAAGTTGCAAATGTGCATTTTGATATGTTAGGTTTTTTTAATAAAATTTCAAGTTCTGCATCTGTATATGTTTCAACTATTTGTGTATCAAATTTATATATTGGTATTTTGAATTGTTCCATATAGCCTAAACGCATAAAATAGTATAAAATAGTTTTAAGAGTCCTTAAATAAGTGTTTATAGTAACATCTTTTATATTTAATTCATTTTGCATATATAAGATAAAACTATCAATTGTACTCGGTGTAATATCTTTTATTAACATTTTAGGCTCTATAAATTTATAAATACTGTACATAGTATTGTCATAATGAGTTATTGTTCCTTCTCTTAAATTTCTTACCTTACAATATTTAATAAATTGGTCATAGCCTTCATCAAAAGTAATATTAGTAAAATTAGTATTATTGGTATTATGCAT